TCACCAGCTCCATCATTTTCAATTACTATATTGTCATTTGTCCCAACTGTACTTGCATCATCTCTAAATGTTACTAATTGACCATTAACTATTTCATCGTAAGCTCCTGCACCATCACCATTAACAGTTAAGTCACCATTAATAGTTACGTCACCCCCTATAGTACCACCTACAAGGTTTACGTTTAATCTGCTGTTGTCATCGTCTAAAGCCGCATTTAAGGCTTCTTGTGTTGTGTGAGAAAATGCATTGACTGCATTACCTGAAGAGTCTAGAAGAACTTTATTAAGAACTTCTTTTGTTGTAAACTTATTTATGTCTGACATTGTTTATCCTATATTCCTCCACCACCGCTTTAAAAGCCTCTATATTGGTTAAACTAAATTCGGTACTTTGACGACTCTTGAGCCACCAGTCTTATCCTTTTTGCGGACACCATACCTCTGTATAGCTTCTTTAAAATTTCTTTCATGCTTAGTCGCCATAGCCATTGACGCTTGCATAACATTAGGGTCTGCTGTTTTACCAGCCTTATCCATGTATAAACATTTCTTAACATAGTCTACTACAGAAAGCTCAAGTGCATTATCTATATCTAAACTATCTGTTATGGCAGTTACACTATTTGGCTCTGCGTAGTAATGCAGTAATATACCATTAGTTACAGACTCTGCTATTGCTTTAAATTGTTTTCTCGCTGTAGTTCTTCCGCTACCAGATGAATCTACTTTAGTTACTAACGCTAATGCATCTCCTTCTATAAAATACATTGCATCATTTTCTGGGTATTTAATATTGCTTGCCATAATTAATCCGGTGCGTTTACGTTATCTTCACTTGTTGCGTCAGCTAATAATAAATTCTTATCAAGTAGCCTAGGTATCTGTATATAGTCACCTTCATTATCCATTAAGTAAACTCTTAATATGTGATTAGCTTCTAGCTTATTGTTACTTGAGTCTTGAGCTCCATCTGCTAAACTATAATACATTTTGTCTGCAACTGTACTTATCTTAGCGTGAACAACTTTTGTTTTAAACATTCCTATTTCTACTAAAGCATCATTAATTAAATTCATAATATAAGCTTCAGGAGCATCTGGGAATACAAGTCTTACTCGACTTATTAATTCTTTTACACTTATTGAATGTACTGCCATATTAATTTACTAGCTGTGCTAGTCCTTTATCATAGTCTTGTTGTAATTTTACTTGCTGTTGTAAGTACATATTATAATTTTGTTGATTGGTATTTAAATTTTGAGAATATTCTTGAACCTCACTATTTACTTGAGCACTATATTTATTTAATTCAGTTGAAAATTTTTGTATTAAGTCGTCATTATTTTGAATAGTTGCTTGTAAAGTATTAGATTTATTTTGCAAATCAAGAGCTTGGTCTTGAGCTTTATTAAACTTATCTACGTCTGTTGCTTGAGAAGCTTCTTGTTGAGCATCAGCGGCATCTAATTGAGCCTGTCTTAATTCTACTTGTAAATCAGAGTTATGCTTTGCCAGTACAGATTGAACGCTAGCTTGATATTTAGCATTCTCTTTATTAAACTCATTTAATTCATTTTGCACATCTGTTCTATGAGCATCAAGTAGTTGGTTTTGTTTTTGTAATTCTACAGATGCTAGTTCAATATCTTCATCTGTCCCTAAAAGAGTATCAAAATTATTGCCACTTCCAAAATTAACAGTACTGCTAGGTTTTGTGTACGTTGGAAGATTACCACTTATGTCCGCAACAGAAACCGAAGAAACCGTAATAGAACTTACAGAGCTAGCACTAGCATCAGCATTACTAGCATCTGAATAAGATACAGTACCTAAGCTAGGTACATTTGGAGCTGAAGCAGATATACTTAAATCTGATTTTTTTAAATCAATTATGTTTTTACCAAGAGCTTTAATTGAAGAGTATAAGACCACTAGGTACTCAGCTTCATCTGGAAAGTTAGATATAGTAGAAACAGCACTTGCATCTACAGTAGGATAAATAACGTGATGAACTCTTCCTACTTGACTAGATGTAGGTTCTGGATAAATCTCTAATGTGTTATCTAATATTAAATACGCTGGGTCTGTAACAGTTGCTACTTCCATATCAGAAGAATCTTGTATTCTACCTCTCTTATAAACAGGGACTAACCTACAAGGTTGGTCTATAGTTCCATCATATCTAAGAACATCTAAGACTAATCCTTTTGTATCCAAAGTATCAAGACTAGGTGTAACATTGTTTAAGGTAGTTAAGTCAGCACACTTTAATAATAACTGAGGAGGTAGAGAGTTTATAATCTCTTTACAACCAGCAGTCATAAAATCATCCATAGCCGCTTGGTCACTAAATGTACCTATGATGTCTTGTATCTGTACATCAAAGTTAGCCATTAAACAACACCTGCTTGTTTAATTCTGTCTGCCCAAATCTTATTAGTTTTCTTTTCTCTTTCTTTTGCTGACTTTGCAACATGGTCGTCCATACTCATTGTCGAAAATTCTATATCACTTCTCTTACCAATCTCACTTTGCATAAACATATTAGTTGTGTATGCAGGTTCAGAAGCCTTGCTTCCACACTCTCTACAGTAGAACCATTGTTCTGGGTTTGGACTTTTACATTTTACACAATTCATATTTTCCTTTAGGATTTTGGGGGTCACCCTTTATTCGATAACCCCCACAGTTCCGTACTGTTAACTTTATTTATTCAGTTATTATGCGGCAGTTAATCCACCATCAGCTTTAGTTTGACCTGAAACGTAGTAATTACTACCATCACACCATATGTCTATAAAATCACCTTGTACAGCAACACCATCTGCGAAAGTTAATGTTGTACAACCAGCGTTATAAACTCCATCATCTGATGTGTCAACTTCAAGCTCATTAATACCGTTTACAATAATGACATCTGTATCATCAGACGCTTTCTCTACAACTGTATAAGAAGCGGCAGAAGGTGCGGCATCTACTACTATCTTGCAATACCAACCAATACCAGCATCAGCAATAGCAGGTAAAGTAGTAGCAAATTCAGTAGCTGAATTAAGCATCAATATCTTACCACTATCTTCTTCTAAAAGCTGATATGCGGCTGTAAGATTAACAACTTTTTTCTTATGTGCAAAAGTTGCTCCACTATTTTGTTCTAAGTAACTTGCTCTAGCCATAATTAAACTCCTTCTAAGTTTAAGAGATAATGACTTTCAGGTAGACTTACTTCTAAGCCTGCTTCTGTCATAATCATATCCTTACGTAAATCCTCATCTGCTGATTGTACGTTAGTCATGATTTGAGTATCTCTATTAACACCGTTACCTACTAATGGTCTGTAAGCAACGTGGTCTAAGTCAACCATAGCTATGAAACCTGAAGCATTTCCTCTAAACAATGGCTCTTTAACCAAGTTTAAAGTTCCATGAATAGTTTCAAGAACCATAATTTTATGACCATAAGAACCGCTTTTTTCTTCCATGTTGTATCTTAAAGCAGAATTACTTAATGCAGTTCCTGACGGAGGTTGGTTTGTTCCATTGTAAGACATTGAACCATGTAAGAAGGAATCCTTACCGAGCTTATTGAAGAAAGAGATTACAGGTAAACTAGCAAGAGCTAATTTAGAATCTCCACCACCACGAGCTGGGTCATAGACAACTTCAAAATCAGATAGAAGTCTGTCGTATGTTAACTCACTTGAAGATGCACTCCTAAAATAAGGAGCTCCTGCACTATAAGATAAGTCAGTTGTTCCACCTACTGCAGTACCATTTGCTATTATATGACCAGCAATACCTTCAGTATATTGAATACCTCCAGTAGATGCACGTTGACCAAATAGCATAGCACGTTCAATATCTATCTTATGTTCACGTAGTTTAAGATTCCAAATTCTTTGGAACTCATCTGCGTAACCACGATATGCTGTTGCTCTAGCTGTATTAGACATTTCACAGGCTGTCTTAAAGATTTGGGTAAAACCAAAATCATTATCTAGCTCTTCTGAAAAAACGTCTGGTGCTCCAGAACCTTCTGCAAAAGATGTACCTATAACGGTACACTTAGCTTCATCAATAGATGCTCCGTCTGAACCTGAAATTGTCTTTGCTACAATAGTAGTATCAGCTGAATTTATAACGGGTGCTGACTCTATTCTAACAACAACGTGAGCCGGTACACTTGAAGCTTCAACTCCAATAGAAAAGACCATTCCTTTGATTAACCAATCAACGGATGCTCCTCCTGTTGCTTTTGTTTCTACTACATATGTAGCAGAACTACCTACTGCTGGGAT